TTTCTTATCGCCAACCATGTTACGCATCATGGCAAAATGGCTTAACCAGGCTTTATAATGATACGTGACAAAGTCCTTGGTACCTGTAGGCGACACCTGAGGACTATAGTCTCTCTCTATAATCTTGCATATCTGATCGACAGTACGCAAGTTAGCGGCAAAGTCAGGGTCTCTGTTAAACATCAGAGTTCTGACAAGCTGCTCGGCTATGGCATGGCCAGTACCGTCAAGGGTTTCTCTCATCTTATACATATATCTTCCTTTCGCTGGTTTATATTTAAATGAAAAAATTTTATATTTTTTATCAAGGCGGTGGCTTGGCGGGAACGTCGGTGGCCACGCGGATCACCCAAAGCCCACACCAATCGCCCTCATCGGTTTCGTCGGTTACATCGGTCACAAGCAAACAACACCCCTATTGGTTAGAATAGGGGAATTGTTTAGAATTTAAAATAATTTAAAAGGATGGATTGTTAGAAGGTAGAGGTGTAGAAGGTTGGGTAGATGGATTATTTAAATTATTTTGAGGTTGAGATGTGGGTTGAAAGGGTTGATTGAAATTAGTTGATTGAGTTTGATTAGGGTTATTGGGTGAAGGTTTAATATTTAAGAAATTGTTAATAGTTTTATGAAATTGAGTTTGAATTTGATTAGTTTGAGTATTAATTAATAGATAATTAAGAGAAAATTGTTTATTAATTAAAAGGTTATTATTTTGTTGATTGTTAAAGAAATGATAAAGATTTAAAATTTGTTGAGAATTATATAATGGGTTATATGGATTATAATGTGTGATGGGATTATATATATTAATTTATTAGATGTAATATATTTTTTAATTAGAGGTTAAAATTAAAGTATAATTAAAAGGGATTTTTTGAATATGAATATAAATATTTTAATTATTGGAATAAAAAAATTTTATATTTTTTTTAGTAGATGAAGAAAGATGAATGGGGTAGAATAAAAAAGAATAAAGAGGGGGGTATGAAAATATATAAGGTATAGTATATATATAGCGTTTTTTTCTTAAGTTCTTAATAAAGGTGTCTCCTATTAGAGATTAACAATTGGTTAATTATAACCTGGAGGCATAATGGTACTCGATGATCCATGTGATGACGTTAATGAATCATTATTAAAATGGATAAAAAATGACAGAAAAACAACGCGATCTAATAGTAATAATTATAGTACTAATAACAATAGCAATAGGAATAGGAGTGACGTATGGACAATAGACGAAAACTTGCTATTATTAAGGAAGCATCTAGACGTAAGTCGCTTAAAGATTATGAAGTAAACTTTGAGAAATTTGCTAACGAACAAATAAAAATTATAACTAAAGACGCAGCTAGAGGATTTATTCCTTTTGCTTTTAATGATGCGCAACGTAAAGTAAATGAAGCGTTAGAAGCGCAGCTAAAGGAAAAAGGTAGAGTTAGAGCATTAATATTAAAAGCTAGGCAACAAGGTATATCTACGTTTTGTACTGCACGTACAGCCTGGAAAAGCTTTTTTACCGCTAATGCAAGGTCTGTAGTAATGGCACATGATAGTGCTACTTCTGATGCTTTGTTTGCTATGAGTAAAAATCTTATAGACAGAATGGAGGATTCCTACAGACCACAGCTCATTGCGTCTAACGCAAAGGAGATTAAGTTTGAACACAATAATGCAGGCTATAGATTATATACTGCGGGTAGTCCTGAAGCCGGCCGAGGTACTACCCCTACAATCGCCCACCTTAGCGAGGTGGCCTTTTGGACTTTTGACGAAAAGATTCTTGCCGGACTTTTCCAAGGTATCTCTCAAGCTAAGGGTACTGAAGTTATATTGGAATCGACGGCCAACGGTGCAAAAGGAGAATTTTACCGGTTATGGAAGCAAGCTGAAAGAGGTTACGATAAAGGCGATTCAGAGTATATGCCTATATTTTTACCGTGGTTTATTACAGCTGAATATAGAAGAGAAGCTCCAGAAAACTTTGAGCCTGATCAAAAAGAAAGGGAACTTATTGATAAACATGGACTGGACTTTGATCAGCTATACTGGCGCAGGCTTAAGATTGCTGAGTCGGGTGAAAGAAAGTTTATACAAGAATATCCTTCGAATCCTGATGAAGCGTTCTTAGTAAGTGGTAGTAGTGTGTTTGATACTGAAAAGCTAAGTAATTTGGAAGCTGTACCTTATTTAAAGAAGATGCAGCTTGACTTAGAATCTAAAGTATTTAATGAAACATCTGATGGTGATATAGAAGTATACGACTATCCACAACATGATAGTGCTTATGTTATAGGAGCTGATGTAGCTTTAGGAGTAGGAAAAGACTACTCAGCTGCTATAGTATTAGATGCAGAAAGAAATATTGTTTGTGCTTATCGTAATAATCGTATTGACCCTAGTAAGTTTGGTGACTTTTTGTTTTATTTAGGCAGGTACTATAATAATGCTTTACTTGCTGTTGAGTCTAACTCTATGGGTATAGCCACACTACAAAAACTAGATGATATGGATTATGTAAATCTATACAAACAAACTAAAATATCAAACATATCTAATCAGGAAGGAGATAGATTAGGTTTTAGAACTACTACAGCAACCAGAGCTACTATTATAGGTAACCTTAAAAACGCTATAGAAAACGATGATGTATACGTACCTAGCGCTGAAGTTATCCAGGAGCTCAAGGATTATGTTGTAAACGATCAAGGTAAGGCAGAAGCAGCAGCTGGTTGTCATGATGATTATGTCATGTCTTTTGCTATAGCACTAGAAGTGCTGCGCTCACACTACGATAGAATAACGGTCAACACAGTACCTTGGCACCAAAAGTTTGAGGTATATGAACAGGAAGAAACAACATGGTTATAGAAACAGCACTAATGTGTATGGCGGCAAACATATATCATGAGGCAAAGAATCAGTCTATGCTAGGACAGTTTGCAGTAGCACAAGTAGTAATGAATCGAGTAGAAGATAGCAGATACCCTGATACAATATGTGAAGTGGTTAAGCAAGGGTTAACTTATAGGAACGGTAAAGTAGTTATAGGTAAATGCCAGTTTAGCTGGTATTGTGATGGTAAGTCTGATGAACCTAATAGAGATAGTAAAGCTTGGAGTAACGCTATAAAATACGCATCTATAATAATGGGTGAAACTATTAATATAGACGTAACCGATGGAGCTACTCACTATCATGCAAGCTACGTTAGACCTGCATGGGCTAAGACTAAAAAACGTACAACTAGAATTGATAAACATATCTTTTATCGTTGGGAAAAGTAACCTGTCCCCTATTAGAGAATTTACAAAGTAGAGGTTATCACATGTATAGATACTTAAAAAGAATATTCTGTGCGATACTAAATCGTAAATGCAATGATGACTGTACTTGCACTGAGAATAAGTAAATGGTAAACTTATCTGTTGGAAGAGGTGAGAAGTTACCCACTAAAAAAGGAGCGGGTTTAACCGCAAAAGGAGTGGCAAAGTACAGACGCGCTAATCCTGGATCTAAATTAAAAACTGCTGTAACTGGTAAGGTAAAGGCTGGAAGTAAGGCTGCAAAACGTAGAAAATCTTTTTGTGCTAGATCTAAAGGCTGGACAAGTGAAAGAGGTAAGGCAGCTAGAAGAAGGTGGAAATGTTAACATGGTAAAACTTACAAAAAAGAAATTTCCTAAAAGCAAAGGTACCGGTAAGAGTACTAAGAAAACTGGTATAGCTGCTAAAGCTGCAGAATCAGGAATACCTGCAAGCGTACTAAGTGCAGTATACAGAAGAGGTATTGGAGCTGCTAAGACTACAGGTACAAGACCTGGAGTTAAGTCACCACAACAATGGGCTATGGCTAGAGTAAACTCATTTATCGCTAAAAAGCCAGGTACATGGGGAGGAGCTGATAAAGACTTAGCTGCTAAAGCTAGAGGTTCTAAAAAGAAGAAGAAATCATGAGCAAAGTACACCCTAACTCACTAAAAAATCTGCGCCCCTTCTCTAAAGAAGGTGCGCGCGCCGGCCAAAAAAATTCTGTTATAGCGCGTAAAGCCAATAAAGAAGCGCGAGAAGCATTAAAGCTTACGCTAAACGATTGGAAAACTTTAAGAGATGAAATTAAAGATGATGCACCGGCTGCTTTAGATGTATTAAAAATAGCTATGGCAAAAGCTTTATCTGTAGAAGATATGGATGAAGCTACTAGACTAGCAACAGTATTAGCAGAGTTTGAAGCACCTAAGCTACAACGACAAGATATAAATCAGGTTACTAAAACTGCTGATTTGACTGACGAAGAACTACAAGAAGCTTTAGAAGGAATGGAGCTAGAGTTTACTGTAGATAGTAAAAACATGAACTGAGGTAATAAATGTGGAAGATACGAAATCCTTACAAAAAGGTAGCAAGTACAATGAGTATGACGAGGACGGGGATGGAGTCGTCACAGATGAAGAATTGCGGCATGTCAAAGAAATTAAAGAAGTCGAGCATAATTTACGGAAACAGCGTGCACAGAGACGAATGGCTACATGGACACTTATCGGAATGGGTGCGTTCACGGTGGTAATGTTTGTTATACCTTTAGATAGAGTAGCTGCATTATCAGATATTAGTAACTTATTTTATATTAGTGGCGCAGGTATAGTAGGCGCATATATGGGCACAACAGCCTATATGAGTAAGAAATAGAAAGGAAAGTTATGGCTTTTAAATTATCACAAAGATCTTTTCAGAAATTAGTTGGTGTACATCCATATTTAAATTCTGTTGTAAGAGATGCCATTGAGTTAACTAAAGTAGACTTTGGTGTTATATATGGTGTAAGAACTGTAGAAGAACAAGA